CCTTGTAACATTATTTATTTCAGAAATTCAAAGATTCACAAAACTGTAATATAAAACATAGATATTTGTGTCTTATTTACCTTCTGTCTTTTTTCTTGAGTTCGTTTGCAATCCACTGTTTTGCTTGAATTTTAGTAGGTTTCTTTGTGACTAGACCACGAATACGTTTGAAGACTTTGTTGAATACATCTTCACCAGCGTCATTGTTGTCAACAATAATGAAATGTTTAGAACCAAACAAAGATTGAAATGCACCAATGTTTTTCTGTACGTCATTCCACATCTGTTCTACAGATTTCTCTGGTAGTGTTCTGGTTCTTTCTTTGTTTCTTTGTTGTGCAACATCAAGTGAAGTGTTTGCAAAAATCATTGCACACTGATAACCAAGTTGGTCTAGTGCGTTCTTCTGTCTGGTAATCTTTGCAACGTCTTTACCAGTACCATCAATGATAATACCTAGTCTACCATCAACCCAACCAGACTGTCTTGCCTTGGTTTTCGCTTTTGACCGTAAACGAATCTCTTGACCCTCATCTGAAAAGATGTCTTCTGGTTTACCAATATCCAGACCAGCAGCCTCTAGGTCTTTCTCATAGATGTCATCTGAATTTACAATCTTCATTCCAAGACCACCAGTGGTCTTCCTCACAACGTAGGACTTACCACTGCCTGGCCCACCAGCAAGAAAGATTGCATTAAATATGTTGGGGTCGTAAACTCCCTCTTGTAATTGGTGAAATGTTTTCATCATTAATCCTTTGTAACAACTCTTTTATGTATTTAGTCTCTTCTGGTTTCATGGGTTCAATCCTTCTCTCTTGTCTCTGTAGGTTAGTAAATTTTTTCATTTTCAGTCTAGTTTTACTTGTCATTTCATTCCCTCTTAAAAATAATGGTTGAACATGATATAGATTGTTGTTACATTTTTCTCCTTTATGCTACTGTGAATTCACTTCCAGCAGTATATCCTGCTGATACGTCAATTGACCTTGATTCGTTTTTATCTGGGCCAAAATCATTTGTTTCTGGTATGCCTTCCATTGCAAATGCTTTTCCTTTTCTGGAGTCTTTTGCAACTTGCATAATAATTTGATGTTTGAGTTCTTTAGACTTTGAGAACGAGTGTCTTAAATGTGTAACAAGATAGTTACCAGACAAATTAACATCTTCCTTCTCTGGTGTGATAGAACTAGTATTACCTATTTCTAAACTCACCTTATCCCCTGCCTGAATAAATGTTTGACCGTTGATTTCTACGTTGAGAATCATACCATTTTCAAACTGCTCTTTTCTTGCAAGTTTTCTTTGGAGTGTTTGGTTTAGATTGTCACTTTGATATGGGTAGTTACCGTTCTCAGAAAAAGAGTATCCAGATGCAGTTGAACTCACGAATAATCGTGTGTCATCATATTCTGCTAAGTTTTTGTGACTGTCTGGGTCTTTTGCGGCTGAAATAATAGGTTGAGACTCCCCATTGTCTGGATGAATATCCGTGTCAAAGTTCTCTATGTAATTGTATTTATATAAATCAAGTCGTTTATTATACACATCATGAGTAATTAATTTAGAACTCAACATACCACTATTTAGATTTTTAACAGTGTCTTTTGCAGATACAACTTGGTAACTTACGATATTATCTAAATTTTGTTGTGGATTAATTGTACCTCTTTCATCCAACACCCCACCGACAGTCTCTTTTAGATAGAACTTCGGTTCTTCTCTACACAGACTATCAAATGTTCTAAAGTGATATCCTTTTGTAGTCTCATAAAACAGATAAGATGGTGATGAGTTATTTGACCCAGAGTTAGAAATGTTTGATAGATGTTTGATACACGCAAACGGTTTTATGTTTGGAAAAACTACCTTTGCTAAATTTGCAGTTGGTTCATAAAAGAATGCCTTCTTACTGTTAAGATAGGTCGTATCTCTTAAAATCTTTTCTACTATCTCGTTTGGTTGACCACTATACGATTGTGAAACTCTGGTAGTTTGGTTTCTAAATCCCTCTAATGACCCAAACTGTAATGATACAACTTGTGCAGATTCACCCTCTCCTTGTTGAGAGTTAATTTTATAGATGATTAGTGGTGAAAGGGTATAGTCAATTGTACTATCTGGCTCTGGTTTTTGTTGTGGAGTTTGTATCTTGAGAATCAATCGTTCTTCACCAATAATCGGAATATTCTTGATTATATTAGTGGTGTCTTTAATAACAATATCACCACTAATCGCAGTGGTGTAAATATTTTCAAAGACGTTAATTTCTTCTACAAGGTTATTGATATCAAACACTTGACCAGTTGTAGAAACAATCTTACATTCCTCAACTAGAAACTCGCCTGCAAATTGGAGTTCTGCCTTTGCAACCATTATGATGCCTCGTTTAACTTACGTTCAAACTCTTTAACAAAGTCCTCTATGTTATCAGAACTTATCAGTCTGATTTGTCTTTTCTTTTCTTGTAATTCATCTTCGTATGTATAGTTAGATACTGCAACTGCACTAGGATAGTCAGTTGTATTCATACCAACATCAATCTTTACAGTTGTATCACCAGATGTTTGTTCAATTTCATAGTGATGAATACCTTGTGGATTTTCATACTTGTTTTTAACAAACTCTTCAAACCTTTGTACACTCATGGGCCAATCTTCGTAGTAATCTACAATATCGTTGACCAGTAGAATAGTCCAGTGATAGTTTACATCACCATAATATTTGTGTGCAATCATCTCTGGTGTTTCACCATCTTTTACATCATAGTAATCAAACCCAAGAATATTTTTTTTGATTTTTTCATTGATTTTTAGTCTTGCTAATAAATTCTTTTGGATGGTAAATTTACCATCACCTTTTGCACTATAATAGATGTTTGGAAACATATCAAAATAAGACATATTAATATCCTAACGCAAGTTTTTCTCTGGTAATAAGTTCCAGTTCTTTAAATTGTAGTTCAATATTTGTCTCTACTGGTGGAGCACCAGAACCATCCGAATGTGGTCTAAAGAATTGTACTCTTTCACCACCATATGTGACATTACAACTCTCTAATACACAAGTAGATATTTTATTTAAGAAACGGTTCTCTTTCCCCATACCAAAATAGTATGAGATATCAAACGTAGCAGGAACAATCATAGTTCTTGATGAACTAAGGTCACCCTCAAAACTAGGTGCCATATAGAATCTAAACATTCTTGCAATTTTATCTACGTTGTCTGCTTCTGCTTCTGACTTAGGCATCATCTTAAATGAATAACTAAATGACCGTCTACCAGTTCCTTGGAATACCATTTCTAATCTATTATTTGTAACTCTACCAGATGCAAGTTCAATAGCAGCTTTCGCCCCAGGCGCAAGTGTATCTGCGGCTGCTTTTACTGCTGTTTCTGCACCGTCACTAAATGCAATTCCTGCCTCGTCATATACTTTCTTTGCAAAATCTTTATTGAACACACCACCATATGCACCTTGTTTATATACGTTTGCAGCTGCAGTTGCAAGTTTACCCATCTCAACCTCGCCGTACTGTGCGCCTTGAGACACACTAACAGACGCAGGCATATACATGACTATCTGACTTGCAAGTTTTTTAGTTGGATTTGTTGGAACACTGATAGATGTTTTTTCTCTCGCTGGTGCGAAATCACTGTAATCTGACTGTGGGGGTTTTCTTGTAAGTTCATTTGCACCATACTTTTCTGCTCTCTGAACATTTCTACCCCTTTGTGTAAATTTGACTTGTGCGTTCTGTTGTTCATTGATTTCAAAAATCATGAAGTGTCCTTGGTCATTTGAACCAATGTCCTCTGGATATGCAATATTCTCACCTTGAAACGGATTGGTCTTTGCAAAGGCACTTCTATCAACCCCACCTCTACCGCCTGGGTTGGTTGTACGCCCACCGCCCAGTGCATCCGAAATAAGGTTGTTTATTTTGTTTGTTGCACGATTGACTGCAACATTTTTTATCTCATTTAGAAATCCACGCATCTGTATAAATATCCTTAGTTACATACTATTTAGGTGATTAATCATGGCTTATCGTGGAAGATATATACCAACCTACCCTAAAAAATATAAGGGTGACCCTTCTAATATTATTTATAGAAGTTTGTGGGAAAGAAAGTTTATGGTATATTGTGACCGTAATGACAAGATAGTGGAGTGGGGTTCTGAAGAGTTTTTCGTTCCCTACCGTTCACCGTTGGATGGTAAGATACATAGATATTTCCCAGACTTTTATGTAAAGGTGAAAACACCAACTGGTTATAAAAAATGGGTTATAGAAGTCAAACCAAAAGCACAATGCAAACCCCCCAGAGAACCAAAAAGAAAGACCAAGAAGTATCTCAATGAAGTTCGTACTTGGGTTACCAATGAAGCGAAATGGAAAAATGCAGTAGAATACTGTAAAGATAGGAATATGGAATTTATGATACTGACTGAAGTTGAACTTGGGATATAAATAATATCATGGCAGAAGAAACTTATTTTGATAAAATATCAGCACAGATAAAAACTGGTGACGAACCATATACATGGTATCGTAACCGTATCAAAGAACTTGGAACACCGTCTGTTCCAGAGTTATTACGTTCTGGTAAATTAAACAAAACACCTCACCCCAAACACCTAAATATGTTTGTCTATGCACCAAAGTTTGCAAAGAAGTTACCATATTATGATACATTTCCACTGGTTATGTACTTGAAACCAGCAGAAGGTGGGTTCTATGGATTAAATTTCCACTACCTACCATATGCGTTAAGAGCAAGACTTTTGGATGCCGCTGGACAAGATAAATTAAGTGTAAGTGCAGTAGAGAATAGTAGATTGACAAAACCAACCATTAAAAGATATTTGTTTGGATATACAAGGTCTATGTTTAGAAGAGTTGATAGTGAAGATAATCTTACTGCAATTATGTTACCAGTACAAAGATTTAAGAAGGCTGGTGAAAACAAAGTTTGGGGCGACTCAAGGAAGATGATTTAATGTCAAAGTTTAACTTTTCAAATGTTCTTGGTGGTGCAGTCTTTGGTGGACTAAATGCGTTCTTACAACATAACGCATCCAGAGATGGTTATGCAAAACCAAATCGTTATGAAGTTGTTATTTTGTTACCATCTGGTGTAACACAAGGTTCACAACAAGACGCAGGCTCATCTGCAATGTCATCTAATGTCCTTTCCCAACTACATGGTGAAACTGCAAGAAGAATATCTTTTCGTTGTGACACAATTTCTATCCCAGGCAGAAATTTAAGAACAAGTGGAAATGAAAATATATACGGGCCTTCTCATGAGGTTGTGCAAGGTCTAACCTTTGCGCCTGTATCTGCATCATTTTACTGTGGTTCTGACCTCGCAGAGAGATACTTCTTTGAAGAGTGGCAGAAGATTACATACAATCCAGATACATACAATATTAATTACTACAAAGAATACGTTGGTTCAGTTGAAATTTATCAACTAAACGAACAAGACGAAAGAACTTATGGATGTAAACTAATGGAAGTATTTCCTAAGACTGTAGACGCACTTGCATATGGTCACGCAAACGGAAATCAAATCCATAAAGTAACGGTTGAGTTTGCATATAGATATTGGAAGAATATTGCAACTGAACCAGAGAAGGCAAGTCTGGATAGTACTTTACAAGATATACTGAAGAATTCAGTTCTTAGACAAGTACAAACTAGACTACCTAATGTGCTGAGGCGATTATTTTAATTATTAGATAGGAGAATAAATTATGGCTTTGCCTAAACTTGAGACACCGACTTATGAGATGGAAGTACCATCAACTAAAGAGAAGGTGAAATTTAGACCGTTCTTGGTAAAAGAACAAAAAATGTTGATGATTGCACAAGAATCAAAAGACCCAAACATGATGGCAAACACCATGTGTCAATTGATTGAATCTTGTGTTGAAGGTATGAGAGATGTACATCTGATGCCTACTTTTGATATTGAATATATGTTCTTACAACTAAGAACTGTGTCAGTTGGTAGTGAAGTTGAACTTCAAATGTTGTGTCAAGATGATGGTACAACAAAAGTTCCAGTAACAATTAAACTGGAAGATATCAAAGTGGTTGAATTACCTAACCATAAAAAAGAGATTATGATTACTGACAAAATTGGTATGACATTTAAATACCCAACTATGGTGGATATCGCAAAATATGGAAAAGAGGGTATGTCTGCTGTAGATACTACGTTTGGTGTTATTCAAGATTGTCTACAGAATGTTTTTGATGAGAATGAAACTTATGAAGACATGAGTCAAAAAGAACTACAAGATTTCATTGAACAAATGACTACAGAACAGTTTGAAAAGGTGCAAGAGTTTTTTGACACTATGCCTAAACTAAGACACACAGTGGACGTTAAAAATCCTAATACTGGTGTTGTTAACAAAGTGCATCTGGAAGGTATGCAAACTTTTTTAGCATAGGCCTTTCGCATGATAGTCTTGCATCATATTTCAAGACTAATTTTAGTATGACAAACCACTATAAGTGGTCGTTGACAGAGTTGGATGATATGATGCCGTGGGAAAGGGAAATCTACGTTGCAATGTTGAAACAATTCGTAGAAGAAGAGAATCAGAGACTAAAAGAGAACGAGAGGAAGTACAAATGACCAAAACAGTTACAGTAGACCCAGAGGTCGCAGTAAAAGATACAAATGGTGATGGTCACATTTCAAAAGAAGAAATGGAGATGGATTTGGAATTCAAGAGAAAAGAACTTGAGGATGCTGATGCCCGTAGAGATGCAATGCGTCAAATGGCTTGGTTCTCCTTATTCGGTATGTTGTTATATCCGTTTGCAGTAGTGCTTGCAAACTGGATTGGATTAGATACTGCATCTAAGATTCTAGGTGACATGGCTGCAACTTACTTTGTTTCAGTTGCTGCTATTGTTATGGGTTTCTTTGGTGCAAACGCATATGCAGATAAAAAGAAGTAAGTAAATGGCTGATATGGAACTAGTAAAAGCGTCTAAGAACTTAGAGAACGCAACTGCCCAGTTGAGAGATTTTAATCAATCTGCTGGTAAAGATATTGCACTTCAAATTGGTACTGATTTGAAGAAAGGTGTTCTTGACCCATTTACTAGTGCCTTCGCAACTATCCCAGGCGTTTCTACTTTAGGTGCAGTTGGTCAAACTTTATTCAACAAAACATTTGCAGCTCTAAAAGAAAAAAGAGAACAGAATTTACTACGTCAGAGACTTGGACTGACTAAAGAACAGTTCCAACAAATGAAGTATCAAAAGTCTGTTCTTGATGCACAAAAAGAATATGGTGAACAATTAAAATCTGGTGCAGAAAACTTACTAGGTCTTAATTTAGAAAAGTATGATATAGAAACTGGACTGTATAAATTTGGTGATACATTAACAAGACCTCTTGATTCTCTTATCGGTGTTCAAAAACAAATGCTTGGTAAACAAGACGCACAGATGGCTGCAGAAAATGCTGGTGCATCTGCAAGAATAGAAGAAGAGAACCGTAGAGAAAGAGGTGAAAATTACAACAGAACTGTATTTGAAAGAATTGCGGCCAGTATTGATGGTCTTGCAGAGGGTATTCAAAACATCAAAGCAGAAGACGTTGGTAAAGGTCTACTTGCACCTATAGGTCTAATTGGTGGTATTATTGTATCCTTTGTTAGTGGATTTGTTGCAGAGGTTAAAAAACAATTCGCAGCCATCAAACTTGTAGTTGGTGGTGGTATGAAGGGGTTTGCAACTCTTGGTAAATCTATTGGTGGTTTAATCAAAGCAATCACACCAAACTTTATTTTAAATTTCTTTTCAAGTATTAAAAATACCCTTGCTGGTATGAAAACATTACTTACTGGTGGTCTTACTAAAATCGGTAGGGCTGCAGATATCGCTGCTGACTCTACTAAGATTGGTGATATCTTCCGTAGTTTTAGAAATATGGTAACTGGTGTAAAAAACTTTTTTCTTAATAGTAAATTTTTTACTGGACTAGTTAAGTTTAAAGATTTATTACTCGCTAGTGCTAGAGGTATTGCAAAACCATTTCAGTCTTTATTCAGTATGATTAAATCTACATCTACATCAATGGCTGCAATGGCTGGTAAAGGTGGAATGATTGGTAGAATTATGACATTTGCAAAAGGTTTTGGTGCAACCCTTGGTAAATTATTCTTACCAGTAACTATTGTAATGTCTGCGTTTGACTTTATCACTGGTTTTATTGATGGGTTTAAAGAGTCAGAGGGTAACAATATTGTATCTAAATTTATTGATGGTGTAGGTGGTGGTTTATCTAAACTGATTGGTAATTTGATTGGTATACCTCTGGACTTATTAAAATCTGCTGTATCATGGATTTTAGGTAAATTGGGTTTTGATGGTGCAGTAAAGTTTCTTGAGGGATTTAGTTTCAAAGATTTACTGATGAGTATTGTAAAAGCACCGTGGACACTGGTATCAAAAGCAGTGGACTTTATCAAAGATATTTTTACCAGTGATGACCCAGTGGAAACATTCTTGGGTGGTATGAAATCACTTGCTGATGGTGCAAAGAATTTATTAAAAGGTCTTCTAAGAATGGTATTACCTAATCCAAAAGGTAATCCAGAGGACAATGCAGTTGTAAGTTTTATTAAAAAAACAGCTGCAAAGGTAATTCCAGATGGAGTTTATGAGTTTGCTGGTCTAGACCCCAAAACTGGTGAAATAATATTACCGAAACCAGACGAATCACAACTGCAAGCATTAGAACAATCTGGTATGGGAACTGCATTTGAAAAAGCAAAAGCAGAAGGTGATGCAGAAGAAATGGAAAGATTAATTCGTGAATCTGAAATGAGAAAACAAGGTGGTGCAG